CTCCTTGCCAAGTACCAAGAATGGGAGCAGTTGTTGGCTCTTGAGTGTAACCCGAATCATTATGATGATCCTCTCAGCTTTGCTGACGATTATCTAGTGACTAGTGTTATGCAAAAGAACCCTCGGCTGCCTACCACTATTGATAAACGGGCTGTCGCTATTGACAAGTTCAGAAGGAGTGAGGATCAATGCGCTCAAGCCAATGATCGTCTTTCGAAGTTCTTTGAGGGTAACATACCGTTACCTACGGAGGTAGCTCCCGGCATTCACTATGCCCGGGAAACCATCCGTGAGATCTTAGGATCGTTAACACGATCTGATCTGCAATATGCAGAACGAAAGATGAGATTTGGCCCAGGTGCAACGACCTCACTGTCCGGTGTAGTGACTCAGGGTAAGAAATACTCGCGTCTTGAGATTGACGCTACGCCGAGACTCGTAAGTTTTAGGGCTTTTTGTTTCCCAGAATTCTGGGGGACATTGGTTGAATCCATCAGGGTTCAGCCGAGCTCTAAGCTTACGACCGTTCCCAAAAATGCGAAAACTGATCGCGTGATATGCATCGAGCCCGATTTGAACATTTATGTTCAGCTCGGGATCGGTGCACTTTTACGCGAAAAGCTACGTAGATTTGGTCTTGATCTAAATACACAGCAAAGGAACCAAGATCTCGCAAGAGACGCTGGAAAACTCGGGTTGTGTACTATGGATCTGTCCTCCGCTAGTGACACCATCAGCCGTGAGGCTATCTGGGGTCTTTTACCTGATACGTGGTGCCATCTTCTTCATTACGCTCGAGTTGATAAGACTCGGATTGGTGATGAAGTCGTGGAACTCCATAAATGGTCTAGCATGGGCAACGGCTACACGTTTGAACTGGAGACTCTTGTCTTCCTCGGTGTAGTCATCGGTTGCTGTAAAGCAGCCGGTGTGACCACCGAGAATGTCTCCGTTTACGGAGACGATCTCATCTTCCCAGATGAGGTTCGAACGGATGTCGAGAGAGCACTAACCTTCCTCGGGTTTAGTGTGAACCGTGAAAAGACCTTTGGCAAAGGGCGATTTCACGAGAGCTGCGGTACAGACTGGTTCGATGGTATGAACGTTCGGCCCTTCTTCTTTAGGACCCAATTTCATGACTTCGAATCGATCTGTTATCTCTATGCTAACAACGCTCGTCGTTGGAGTCGCCGCCGTAATGGCGGTAATTCTTGCGATAGTCGTTGTCTCCCGCTTTGGCTTCGCTGCTTTCGAGCAGTTGGGGCCAAAGACCGTCACCTTATCCCTGAAGGATTTGGTGACGTCGGCTTCGTCGTCGATTTCGACTTCGCGAAGCCAACCCTCCGTCGATCTCTCCGAGATCGAGGATGGTCGGGATACACCTTCCGTTACAGGTCGGTGAAGGCAAAGAGTTCTGAAATCTCGCAGTTAGGCTGCTTAGCAGCTTGGCTTAACGGGAATGCCACCGAATTTTCTCGAGGAATCGAGGATTTACGGGGGCGCTTCAGACCTGCTCGCTCAGAGGAGGGCCACACGTTAGTGTGGCCCAATCTCGGCCCTTGGTTTTAATACTAAGGTTTCCTAGGTAGATACCTAGTGGAGGGGGTTTCCCCCATTAAGTGGTG